ATAAAGTAGGATTTGAAGAGTATGTAAAGTATGCGAAACAAGATGTAATATTAACTGAGAAGGTGTACAGATCTCAGCAGAAATTGATGGAAATTCAAGGAATGACGGACTTGCTCAATAATTATATGCAATATTATAAATCTATAATTGAAACTGAATACAATGGGATGTTCGTTGACATAAGCGGAGTATTAGCTGGAGCCGCCCATTATCAGCAATTGTCAGATGATGCTTTACATAATGCCAGAACTGCTTTTTTTAGGTTACCAAAAGAATGGGTAAATTCTGTAGACTTCAACCCAGCGAGCCCCAAACAAGTGGGTAGAGTATTGTTTGGTGGGGAATTGAAAGGGCATTTATATGAGCAATGCTATGATGTGAATTTGTGCCCAGTTTTTTATAAATCTGGAATTAAAAAAGGTCAAGAAAAGTTTAAAAAAGTGCCGATCGTTAAGACAGTGGATGGGCTGTTTAACCCCAAAAAATATTCAAAATTAAATAAATCTGGAACAGCCTATATAGTGGACCACAAAGTGCTAGAATCGTTGCCTGATAATGACTTCGTAAAATACATTCTTGAGTATAAAAAATCCAGTAAGCTTGTGGCAGATCATAATAAGATACAGGCTAACACCAACCCATTTACTGGGGGTCTACACAGTGAGTTTAACACAACTGCCACAGTGACTGGAAGGCTGTCGTCATCAAACCCAGGTAGTCAAAATTTACACCCAGTTACCAAGGACTATTTTACAAGTAGATTCACAGACGGGAACATTATAGAATGTGACTGGTCACAAGTTGAAGTGGCCATGGCTGCATACATCTTTAACGATACGACATTAATTAAGGAGGTGTTAAGTGGGGAGGATATGCACTTAACAAATGCTAGGTTATTAAAGCCAAGTGGAGAAATATCCCCCAAAGAGCGAAAAACAGCTAAGTTTATGACGTTTGGGATTTTATATGGGCAAAGTGCTTATGGATTGGCTAAATCTCATGGAGTAACAGAAGACGAAGCTCAAAGCTTTATTTCCAATTTTTATCAGAAATACCGGAATATTCACAAATGTCACGAATCATTACGAAAATTAATTGAGACCGGCCCTCTATGGGATACAGAAAATAACTATTTCTATCAAAGGCTTAGGGCCCCTAATTCAAAAACGTATTTCATTCGGACATGGCCTGATAGGATGGGGGCCCAAGTGTTTAAATTCTCACAATACGCGAATTATATGATACAAGGTACAGCAGGGGACTTGCATGCGTATTGTGTAGGAAAGTTATATGAATCACTCTTGCCTTATAGGAAATCATGTGTTATGATTAATAATGTACACGATAGTATTATGTTAGATTGTACAAATGATAAAACTGATGCCATAATTAAATTATGTAAAGAGAATTTAGAAAAGTTTGCAAAAGAGATGACAGGAACGGATTTATTTAAGATTGATATTAAAGTAGGCGAGTCGTGGGGGAATTGTAAATGATGATATTCAGAATGATGAGGGAAGTCTTTCCAAAGAAAGAGGAAAAGAATTTAGTTCCTGAGGAATTTATGAAATATTTAAATGATGTGCTGTTATTCGGAGCTGTTAAGCATGGGGACTTTAATTGGCAGAACCCAAATGGTAAGAAGTCTTCCCGCGAAGACATGCACAATAGTATGTTTCACCATATTGCGGAAAGCTATGCTGGTAAAACCCATGATATGGAAACGGGCCACCATCCATTAGCTCATGCAGCAACTAGATGTTTAATGCAGTTATATAGAATTAATCATAATCTTATACATAAAGATGATAAGGGGTAGATCATGAATGAATTAGTTCCAGAAAATATTAGAGTATTTATACAAGATCTAGTGGACAGCTTTGGTCCACATGCTAAGATTATAGTAGCTGGTGGAGCTGCTTCGGATTTATTGCGGAGTGTTCCTCCAAAAGATATTGATATTTATTGCTCTGAGCCGGTAACAGTCCATAAAGTTGACAATAAGACGGAGTTTTACATTACGATCGCGGGACGTGTATTTACTATGAAAGGAAAATATCCATCAGGACATTTTGATGTATACACAAATGAGGAGTTTTCCCTGCCGATGGATCTAGTAGTGATGCGCAATACTGGTATGGATTTACTTAAAGTAGTTGAGGATTTTGATATGTCAATTGCCCAATGTGCAATCACAGATCTATATAATATCAATTGGGTAGTGGATTTCAGAACTTCTTCATGTGACAAGTCCTTGAATTCAAAGGTCATAGAGTATTCAAGTAGTTCAACTTACCATAGAAATGATCAAAAAATTAAGAGAATTAGACGATATAGTGAAAAATATCCTAATTATGATATAATTGAAATATTACATAAGGGGACAGCAAATGAATCTTAAGAAATTAAATAAAAAACATATTCAAACTAAAGAAGTTATGTCTCTTGAGGAATATTTAAAATTAGCTCAGAAAGATAAATCTGTATATGCGAGTCCTCAACAAAGATTGCTTAATGCAATTGGAGACTATGAATTGTTTGATACATCGACAAATGATAGATACAGTCGCTTGTTTGGTAACAAAGTGATTAAACGATATCCATCATTTAAAAATTTCTTTGGTCTTGAGACAGTGATCGAAAAGATAGTGAATTATCTGACCTTCTCTGCTAAAAATTTAGAAGAGCGAAAGCAGATTCTTTATTTATTTGGTCCTCCCGGATCAGCTAAGTCGTCACTAGCTGAACATTTAAAAGTTTTATTCGAGAAAGAGCCGTTTTATTCTTTGGCAGTCGAAACACCGAAAGGCATTGAATTGTCTCCTATTCACGAATCCCCGTTAGGACTATTCACCGAAGAAGATGCAGAAGAACTAGGACTACCTGCTCGATTGTTTGGAATTATACCAAGCCCATGGGCAACGAAGCGATTAGATGAGTTAGGGGATTTAACAAAATTTAAAGTGGTAAAATTATACCCCTCACGTCTTCGTCAAATTGCAATAGCAAAAACGGAGCCAGGCGATGACAATAACCAAGACATTTCAGCCCTTGTGGGTAAGCTGGATATCCGCCAGCTTGAACATTTTTCTCAAAATGACCCAGATGCTTACAAATTTTCTGGAGGATTATGTATTGCAAATCAAGGTATCCTAGATTTTGTAGAAATGTTTAAGGCCCCAATAAATGTATTAAACCCACTATTAGAAGCTACGCAAGGAAAAAATTATAAAGGCACAGAAGCCCTTGCTCCAATTCCTTTTGATGGCTTCATCATTGCACATAGTAATGAGCAAGAGTGGGACACCTTCCGTAAGAACAAGGCAAATGAGGCTTTCTTGGATCGTGTGTATTTAGTGAAAGTTCCGTATTGCTTAGGTATTGAGGAAGAGAAAAAAATATATCAAAAACAATTAGAAAACAGTGACTTAGCTGAGGAACCTTGCGTAGGCCATACATTGGATATCTTAGCAAAGTTTGCTATCCTCACTCGATTTAATGAAACCAAGAAGGATACAGATGTATGGCTTAAGCTTTTGACTTACGATGGGCAGAATATAAAAGATAAGCACCCGAATACCGACACCTATTATGAATACAAATCCTTTGCAACCGCTAAAGAAGGGTTTATTGGGATGTCAACACGAGCAGCCTTTAAATTATTGTCAAAAGTGTTCAATGAAGATGTTCGAGAAGTGGCTGCTGACCCTGTACACATGCTTTTAAATTTAGAGTATTATATACTCGAGCAGGAGTTAAGTGACGAGCAGTCCACGGAATGGGGAGTGTTCTTAGAGTTGATCGAAGAAGATTATGCCAAAAAATTAGGGAAGGACATTTATGCGTCATGCTTAGAGGCCTATGACTCTTATGGGCAACATGTTCTAAATAAATACATCCGGTTGGCCGACCACTGGATTCAGGAGAAAGCGTACAGAGATCCTGACACCGGACAGATGTTTGATATGGATCTATTAAATTCAGAATTAAAGCTGATAGAAAATAGAGCTAGTATTTCAAACCCGAAGGATTTCCGTAATGAAGTGGTTAATTTTGTCCTACGAGTGCGTGCCGAAAATGGAGGAAAGAACCCCGATTGGAAGTCCTATAATAAAATGCGCGAAGTCATTGAGTGCTCTCTGTTTAAGGACATTGATCAAATAATTGATGTGATTTCTTTTGATGACACAGGGGCCACTACGCAGAAACAAAAAACCGAAGATTATGTATCCGGTATGAAGAAATTAGGCTACACTGCCATTCAAGCAGAAAGAAACTTAGAATGGTTTAAGCGTAGGGCACATAGTAAAAATAGCTAAATTAGGTTTGCTGCATTCTCCCTCAGGGCTCCCCTTCCCTGTAAAAATGCAGCATGAATTACGAAAGAGGTGACAATGTGGCTACTATTATTGATAAGAGAAAGAATAAAGACAGTGTGTCGAAAATAAAGAATAAGTTTTTTAAGAGACAGCGTGCTGTTATTCAGCAGCAGATTGATGCTCTTATTAAGCAAAGGAAAATAAAGAACATACTAAATCCCACATCTAAGAAGATTACAATACCTTCTAAGAATATGTATGAGCCCACCTTTCATTATGATTATGATAAATTGAAGGGACCTTTAATTAATACGGATAATAATTTTTGGGAAAAGGGAGATAAATTCTATTCACGATCCGACCCAAGTGGGTCAGGATCTGGAAGTGGTGGAGGAGGTGAGGACGACTTTTCCTTTTTGCTAACTAAGGACGAGTTTGTTAGATTGTTATTTGAGAACTTAGCTCTACCGAATTTTATTAAGAAATCTGGGGATATTAAAAAATACGTAACAAAGAGATCTGGATACATTAAAGAAGGAACGCCTTCAAAGTTGGACTTACGAAAAACATTTGAAAATGCCATCGCTAGGAGATTCGCTTTACGGGCCACTGATCCTCCATTTCTTGATGACATTGATTTGAGGTACAAGCATTACAAACGTAAACCTATTCCTTGGAGAAGTGCTGTCATGTTTTGTTGTATGGATGTGTCAGGGTCAATGGGAGAGGATGAGAAATTAAGGGCAAAAAAATTCTACATCTTGTTATTTATGTTCCTTCGACAAAAATACAAAACAGTGGACATTGTCTTTATTCGATACCATTCATCCGCAAAAGAATGTGATGAAGATGAGTTTTTCTACTCCCGTGAAACTGGGGGAACGGTAATCTCCGAAGCATTGGAGTTAACAAACTCTATAATTAGAGACCGTTACCCCTCATCAAAGTGGAACATATACATAGCCCACACCAGTGATGGGGATAATTTTTCCAGCGACAATGCGAAGTGTAATTCAATTCTTGAAGGCAGACTATTACCGTCTGTCCAATATTATCTACATTACAATGTCAGGCCTCCGCAAGGGGCGGCGACAGGGTATTGGAGTGAGTGGGATACCTGTATAAAAGATATTGAAAAGCGATATGAAAATGTAGTGACAGGAAATTATACAGGAAAAGTATTTTCGGATTTCTCTAAATTTTTTTCTACTGGATTATAGGAAACCTGACTAATGATAATAAAACCTGGAAAAGAGACCGTATTAGTTATATCGGATACACAATGTCCGTTTGAACATAAGGACACTGTTAAATTCTTAACATGGGCTAAGAATAAATATAAGCCTACAAAAGTTGTACATATTGGGGATGAGTTGGATTTTCATTGCTTGTCTAGGTACTTTAAAGACCCAGACGGATATGGGGCTGGGCAAGAATTAACACTTGGGATAAATCATTTATCTCCCTTATACAAATTATTCCCAAAGGTTATGGTGTGCACCTCAAATCATGTTGATAGGCCCTATGATAGGGCCTTTGAAGCTGGCATTCCAAAGTCCTTCTTAAAAGACATTAAGACGGTCTTAGAGGCTCCAGAGGGTTGGGAGTGGTCAGACAAGTGGGTGATTGATAACATAGCTTACATCCATGGGCATGTGCTTCCTGGAGGCAAACATGGCATACAAAGGGCAGCCACTGAATACCCACGATCCGTTGTATTCGGTCATGTTCATGCCCATGCTGGCATCTATTATCGAGCGGACACAGAAAATTTACGGTTTGCCATGAACGTTGGATGTTTAGTTAATAACGAGGCTTATGCGTTTGTGTATGGGAAGAAGTATGTAAACAAGCCGATTATTGGATGTGGAGTGGTAAGAAAAGGATTGCCAACATTTGTCCCAATGATTTTAAATAAACAAGGTCGTTGGATTAATAGATAAACCCACTTGACATTGCTGGGTTTTATAGTTAACATAATGATATAGCATTAGGGGAACCGAAATGTGTGAAAAAGTGAGTGAAAAATTATTTTCATCGAACGACTGGGGCGAAAAAGATATTCAACGTGTCTGGTCCGTAATTGATAAATTAGCAAAAGAGAAATATAATTTAGATTATTATGATCCTGAATTTGTAATAGTGGACTATGAAACGATGATCGTACTAACGTCTGTAACGGCAGCAATGCCGTTAACGTATACACATTGGTCCCAAGGAAAAGAATATTTCAAATTCAGAGATGCTTATAAAAATAATCAAACTAATCTCTCATATGAGATGATCATCAATAGCAACCCAGCACGATGCTATTTACTGGACAAGAACACGTTAACAGGACAGACGGTCGTAATGTGTCACGCTGCTGTAGGACATTCAGCTTTCTTCAAGAATAATTATATAATGAAAGAGGGCATGGACCCCCGACATGTATTGGAATTATTCACTTACGCTAAAAATTATATTGAAATGTGTGAACAGAAGTACGGAGAGGAAGAGGTGGCGGAGCTTCTGGACTATGCTCATGCCTTGTCACACCACAGTGTGGATGTATCCAAGAGCAGGAAAAACAATAATCTCTACCAACGAGCTGTAGAATATAATGCAGCATTAGAGAAAAATTACAATGAATTGTATAAGAATTTCGACAAGAAAATGATTATAACTCAAGACGAAGAAGAAGATGATTGTAAGTGGGAATTTCCTGAGTATAATCTAATGAAATACATTATTCATAATTCACCAAATTTACATTCATGGGAAAAGGAGGTGTTGTCAATTGTCTCAGCACTTCAACAATATTTCGTTCCGAATTACCATACAAAATTAATGAACGAAGGGTATGCAACATTCTGGCACAATACGTTGATGAGGGATTTGCATGATATGGGGCACTTGACTGAGTCCTCAATGTTTGAATATATTGAAATGAATTGTGGAGTGATTCATCAACATAATCAGTTTCGGCCCATGAGAGGACTAAACCCGTATAAGATAGGAAGTGAGATATTTTCCGATATTCGCAGAATATGCGAAAACCCGACAGACGAAGACAGGGAATATTTCCCTTTCTTGGTTGGTAAAAATTGGGTGGATGAGGTGCAATTTGCAATGAAGCATTTTAATGATTCAAGTTTTATATTGCAATATTTGTCTCCACATGTTGTGCGTAAATTAAAATTTGTGATCGCTGAGTCCTATAACTTGTCAGAGGAGGAGAGGTATGAAAATGGACTAGGTGATGATGTGTCGGCTCATATTATAACGGAAATCCATTCGGACGAGGATTTTCTTTCTCTTAGGAAAAAAATTGCGGATTGTTATACATATGAAAAAATAATTCCTTCAATATACATTGGTAGTGTGAGTGAGAATTATCTTCACTTAGTACATCATAAAAACTCTTCTTACCCATTGCATCAAGAAGATGCAGAAGAGACTATAAAATATATGCAACTATTAATGGGGGAACGCTTACAGATAAGATTGACGTTATTACACAGTAATGAAAACTAGAGGTGAATGAAATGAGTAAAACAGTAACAGTGACAAAATTTAAACAATTTGATGAGTTTACAACGAAGGCCGGTCGCCCAAGTATACGGCATGTGATTGGCTATAAAGAAGATGCAGAAGAGAAAACTGCATATCTTTTTGAGTCAAACCCGTTATACACAACATTGTCAACTAAGACCCTAACAGTGGGTAAGCAATATGATTTTGGGTTTGCTAAGAATGATAGGGGTATGTGGGAACTTGCAAAGATAGGGGCAGCCGGAAGTATGCCTAAGAGTACATATACCAAGAAGAGTTATGGAGGTGGGGGAGGATCCAGCCCTGATAAAGACTTATCCATGGAGCTTAGTGGCTTAATGCAGGCTATAATAAGTAAAGTAGGATTAGACAATCTGAAAGAAAATACAACTACCGCATATATAATTAAGCAGCAATTAGTCAATCAAGTGAAATCAGGTACGTTTAAAACTATTATTAAGGAAGACTGGGCCCATTCGCCTTTAAAAAAGGGGGATACTGTGACTGGAACAGTGGGACATGAAATGCACCCCGTTCCGAAGGCACATGAACAAGAGGAATATTTACATGAGGAACGAACACAGAGTGTTATAAGTTTCTCAGCGGATGACATTGATAATGATCCCTTCTAAATGGAAGTATGCCTTAATAGACGGCGATAGAATTGTAATGGGTGCCGGATTCGGTGCCCAGACAATGGAGAAAGGTAAGCTGGTCAGTGTTGACCCAATTGAAGTAGCTTTATATAAAGCTAAAAGAATTATCCATACTATTAAGTCAACGATTACGGCGGACGAATATAAAATTTATATTGGGGATCCCACAGTTAAACATTTCCGATATAAGGTTGCTACGACATTAGGCTATAAAGCTAACCGTAAAGATGTTGTTAGGCCCGTGCATGAGCAGTCTATTAGGGATTATTTAACCCACTATCACGAGGCAATTGTGGTTACTGGAGTTGAAGTAGATGATGCTTTAGGGATTGCCCAATATTCTGCCCTAACTAATGATCTAGCTGCCGAATTCGACGGAATGTCAGTAGAAGGCACTCATGAGGATTGGGTTAAAATGTGTGCTAATACAATTATTTGTTCTAACGATAAAGATTTAGATATGATTCCTGGATGGCACTTTGATATTGATTATGGTATTGTCCGAGAGATGAATGGTAAAAAATATACCATGAAAGCTTATAAAAAGCTTGATGTATATTTTATTTCTGATCCTGGATTTTTATCGCTAAGAATAAAGTTAATTGATGGGAAAGTGCCTAAAAAGCCAAAAAAGAAGTTAGTAGGAGCTGGGCAATTATGGTTTTGTGCACAATTATTGATGGGAGACACTGTGGACAATATCCCCGGAGTCCCCTATAACGCTAAATGTGGATTTGGAGATGTTCGGGCTTATAATGTCCTTAAAGATTGTAAGACATATGAAGACGGAATTAAGAAAGTCTGGAACATCTATAAAACAAATTTGCCTGAGTATGAGGGCTTGACAGAAGAACAAACTCGTGCTAGAATAAAAGAAGTAGCACAGCTTTTATGGATTAAAAGGGCCGTAAAAGAGAAGATATTCCCTAAAGAGTGGCTCATATGACAACATTATTGTTATTATACATAATATCAACTGGGCAATTACATATTTCTCATCACGATACTATGGAGGAATGTTTAAAGGTTAAAGCGTTCGCTGAGCGAACATTACATGTGAAGGCCGGATGCTTCGCTGGAACATCTTTTAGAATTAAATTAGATGAATTTATACGCCAGAAACTGTCGAAAAGTGACAGTATGTGGAACAAAAATCAACTTACCGGAGATAAATTATGAGTAATACCTTACCAGAAGACAGTACACTATTAGTCGTACTAGGTCAAGAATTGATCATTGAGATCGGGAACATAGGTTTGTCGGATGATGATATGATAGACGAATTGTGTGAAGTAGTAGGGAAGGTGTTGTCCAAAGCTTATACGCTAGGTAAGAATAGTGAGATACGCAATGACAAATGATGAGAAGTTAATTGAGTTAAAGCTTCAACTGCTAGATAAAGTCACGCAAGCTGGGGGTGAGGGTTTAAAAGGTGTATCTGAAACCTTAACCCTTGTCATACAAGAAGCCTATGAATTGGGGAAGGAACAGGGGTGGGTAGATGATTGGGATCTTATTGTCGGGGATGGACTTTGTTGGGAGGATGAGGACAGTGATAGTACAGATTTTGCAGAATATCAAAAAGAATGGCTCGATTGTTTGGCCGCAATAAATAGGGGAGAACGGGATTATCCTGCTGAGGAAGCTCTAGCATCTATTAAAAAAGATGATGACTAAAAAGGAGTGGACCCTACTTAGAAGTACACTTCGCAGAGCATCAGTACGATGGCCCACTCGATATGAGGCCCTAGCTAAAGCGAGGAGGCCATACAAAGGAGCAAACCAGAGGCAGAAGTGGGAATACAGATGTAATAAGTGTAAGAAATGGTTTATGATGAAGGAAGTGCAGGTAGATCATATAAAGCCTTGTGGCCCATTAACAGACCCGCGACATGTTAAATCGTTTGTCTTAACATTGTTTTGTGGGATTAAAAATTTTCAGGTATTGTGTAAACACTGTCATAAACTGAAAACTAATGGGGAATAGTATGATAAATTATAAAATTAGGCTGGTCCCAGATGGAACCCCCGTTTATTATATTACTGGATCGTGTCCTGAATATAGAATTTGGGAAGGAACTATTGAAGATTTTGTAGTACGATATGACGACTCTGATAGAACAAGGCTGACCATTAAGTATAGAATTGGGGAGTCGACACGAGGGCCTTCGTCCAGAGACGGGTGGCACCCCAATAACCGTATATTTTTAGCTCTGGAGTCTGCACAACAGGCTTTGGCAGATATGCGGGAAAACTACTACAAAGCTCAAATTAAGTTTAATGAAATATTTTACAGAGTGGAAGATAGTGAAGGGCAAGGTCCTTACACGTATATCGATAACCAAGAGCCTAAGATATTTGAATATACGTTAGAATATTATACAACTGACGAGTATTTAAAGCGAGTGCCAACTCCAAAGGATGACGGATTCCCTATTACTTGTGCTCCATTTTTAGATGTGCAAGATTCGAAATTAAATGAGGTGGATTGGAGAACCGCATTTGTTAATAAGCGCGAGTTTGGATTTAGCACAAAAGAGCAAGTACAGCGGTGGTTTACTCCAGGTGAGTTTGCATTTCTTGAAGACAATGGGTTTCATCTTTATTTAGTGTACGGACAGGCTTTACATAGAAGTGAAAATCAGGTACAATATATTAGAGATAAGACAAAGAGAAGGGTGAAGGTGACATATGATTAGTGAATTTGCACTCATGGCGTTGCCATTTTTAGGGATAGCGATTGTGTCAATGGTAGTATTAATATGGCTAATTCTATTAGCATTTCCATTAAAGAATGTTTCCTCAAAAGGATTCATCTCAAATGCTTACAAGTTTAGAAAACAATTAAAGGAATATCGGAGTTGGGACAGGGGATATATAAATGACTTTGCTGCTGCTATGTATAGAGATATGGCCCATTATTTGGAAACAGAGGGCTGTCATATAGGACGTGAGAAAACTGCTAGGAGGGCAAGAGTTATTGCTCATCTTTTGACGGACGATAATTCTGCCTCTGATGAAGTTTATAATAATTTACTTTCAGAATGGTGGGATAGTCGAGAAGAATTACCGTGTAAGGAGGGTACACGTATGATATGGGGCCCCAACCCAGCGTTACAAAAGCGTATTTTTTTACGGGAGAAAATAGTACAAGGGTGTTCTAAACATAGAAAAGAGCTATTATTGACTTACCTTAGTAAATATCATTCAACAATTTGGGATTGATTATGAGAAATTCGAACTGCGGGGATAGGAGTGCTGAAAGTGTATTAAAGCCTCATTATAAGTATAATCATAAACTTAAAGAATGGCAATTATATTATGACCCCTATTTAGCTGAGCAACGGTATAGGCGAGCTGCTAATGCTCTTGGTAATACGCCTATGCCCCATGTGGAGCAAGCTACCTCTAGCCTACCATCCTATGGTGAGTTTTTGCCTATTAATTATTGGATGTATATATGAGAACATTAACCTTTAATTTAGCCAACATTGCATGTGTTGATGTGGGAGATCGGTATGAGTTTTCCAATTGTTGTGTGTGCCTTATTGGGGGGACAAACATAGGAGTTCCACGTGAAACAGCAAATGAGATAAGAGACGCGCTTTTCTTTTTTTCAGGTATGGCGACAATACAGACCTTTACAATTGATAATGAGGACTATGAGTAATGGCAAGAAGTGAGCGAGGGGGAGGAGCTAAGTCCTCCAAAAAGAATAGAAAGTTTGGCAGGAATTCTGTTTATTGTACAATGTATAAAAATACAGGAAGACAAGAAAAGAATAAACAAATTAAGCTAGAACGTCATTTAAAAAAATACCCCAATGACTTAAAAGCAAATGGGGTATTACAGCGTATTAAAGCGGGGGTGGAATAGATTATGGGCGGTTTATTGGGAAATTCAGATAAGCACGTAGATGTAGTAAGTAAGGAACACTATAAGTGGAATTATGAGCGGAGCGCGTGGCAGCGTAGTAGTGCTATGAGTTTAGATGAAGTTTCCAGCATAGCCTGGGAAAGATTCAGAGAACTCATTACAGAGCGATATAAAGAACGAGTGCTAGAGTATTTAAAAAGTGGAGAAGTTAAAGATGAGTGAAACAATGTATTGGGTTGTACAGAAACAGAATCATGAAAATGGTAGATGGGAAAATTGCCCTGGGCTAAAATGTGCTTTTTATACATCTATATCGAGAGCATTTCATTCTGAATTCTCAGTGCCTCACCTATCTGATGACCAAGTAAGGGATACGTTATACACGCTAAATGGTGAGGATATGGGGGACTGGGGAATTAGTTTCCTCTCCTTAAGGGAGTTTAGTGATCAGTTGCTTCAACAAGAGCGGGAGGGTCCTTCAAAATATCGGATAGACACCGAGTATGAAGGTACCACTTTTATGCTACAAGTTGTCGAGAATGAGGAAGATGAGTTTCTGGATGCTATGAACTCAGCATTAGGGGCAATTAATTTGTTTTTAGATTATCCATTAAACAATAATGAGTATCGTATTGTGGTTGGGTTTTCATAAACCGGAGGATGTATGTCTATTAAATCAGATAATTGGCTTTTAGACCATAAAGAAATAATCACCCCATTTTGTGAATCACAAGTGAGAGAGGGTATCTCTTACGGCTTATCAAGCTATGGATATGATGTTAGATGTGCTCCCGAATTTAAAGTGTTTACAAACATCAACTCAACGGTAATTGATCCAAAGAACTTTGATGAAAAGAATTTTGTTGAGGTGAATGAGGATGTCTGTATCATACCTCCTAATTCTTTTGCATTAACGCGGACAGTGGAATATTTTAAAATCCCCAGAGATATATTAGTTATCTGCTTGGGGAAATCCACTTATGCTAGGTGTGGCATTATTGTTAATGTAACACCATTAGAGCCAGAATGGGATGGATATGTAACAATGGAACTATCTAATACTACCCCACTGCCCGCTAAGATATATGCTAATGAAGGTATTGCTCAAATGCTGTTCTTTCAAGCAGACAGCTTTGATATCTGTGCCACATCCTATAAAGACAAGAAAGGGAAATATCAAGGTCAGACAGGTGTAACACTACCTAAGTTATAGCCTTGAGGCTAAGTCATCTAGTAGCCGTTGTTTCGCTTGTTCTGCGGTTAAATTAGTCGTTGCAACAGTGAGATCCACCACTCCCTTAACAAGGGTGGCAAGAACAGGATCATCATCGAGCCTAGCTTTTGCAAAATCTATTGCTTTCTGTCTCCTAACTGTTGTTAAGTCGACAACTAGGCAATCTGCTGCGCTTGGGGGAGAGGGGTTAGCATTGTCTGGATGCCATTCAAGTGTGTCGTAATCATTCCCCCTGACAGTTACCACAGCATCAGGGTCGAGGGTGATAATTCGTTCTATTAAATTTGGTATAATATTCATTAAGGGGATACCTCCATTACCGAAAATATAGCAGCATCAGCCGTGCTATAAAGGCTGTTGCCCCCACTATCTAACAAAGCATAAGCGGTATTAGAATTCCCAAATCGTACTTCAAACGTAATCTCACTGGTCCCCCCGGCTACTGAAATATGCCTTAAATACGCTGTTGGCATAGGGACTGAAGTAGTTGCCCCACTTGGCCCCGTACCTATAACCTGAACAGCATTAGCTGTGCCTTGTCTAAATAATGCAAATACAGTTTTCGAAGAAGCACTAGAGGCACTAGTGGGTATGTAAAAATCCACCACTAATAAGTTTGATGCAGACTTAGGTGTTATTGCAAGGGTAGCAAAAGATGTGCCTTCTGTGATTTGGGGAATCGTATTATCAGCCGGGATTGAAGCTGTTGTGGAGGCCCCGGCTGTTTCTGTTGCGTATACCATTTGGACAACATGTTGTGATATGTCTGTATCCGGCATAGTGTATGTTCTATCCGCAGTATTTGCATGCGTAAATATACCTTTGAATGCTCCTGTAGCTAGGAATCGCCACACCTTGGTTAATGCAGCTCCCGCCACCCTAGTCAAGACATCTAAATATGTATCCTCACTGCCTGCCGTGACATCTGTTGCACAAAATTCTAATGCCCCAAATTCACTAGGATTTTCATCCTCACTTTCGGCTCTAATTAGTATACCGGTCCCAATGCCAGCAGCCGGTGTATCACTTGTTGTACTTGTAATGGTTAGGGGGTAGTCCACTGTGGTGGTACGGGTATCTTCGTTGGTGACAGTTAAGTCACCATCAGTGAGTGTTAAGTCACCACTAGTTAAGGTGAGGTCACCTGCGGTGACAGTGAGGTCACCTGCGGTGATGGTAATACCTTTACTAAACGTAAAGACACTAGCTCCATCCTGAATTGATTCGCCAAAGAATAATCCTAATACTTGCCAATTTGTTCCGTCAGAAATGAATATAATCGTATCATTTTGATTTCTTAAGACATAAGTTGTATGTCCTGTATCAATAGTTTCAGAACTATTGGGGTCTATGGTAACTGTGTTTGCACTGCTGTCCACTTTCTTGACAGCTTGCATATACCCAGCACCCGCGGTAGCGGACGCAAGCAAGGTAATTGTTCGGCTTGCTCCACTAGCATCGACAGTGATTAGTTTATGATTATCCGTCTCTAACGTAGTATAATCAACGGATTTTGAAACAGTTTGCCAAAGTTGCTCAATCTCGACTATATTATCAATAGTCCATATAGCAGCGGTAGGGGGGTCAGAATCCGTACTAGGAGACAAGACAAACTTCATTGACTGATCAATATAAACATCTTGTGCAAGCCTGCCAGCACTATTTAACACCATAGGATTATCGTTAGATGTTCCCTTACCACTGTCTGTATAGGTATCTACCTTAGTTGTGGTTCCTGCTTGATATTGGAATAAGAAGCCACCTGAATTAACAGTGCCATCACTTTTGAAAAACTGTGTGTCCTTTCCGTAGAATCGAATTGCTTTTGCCATTATTCCTCACCTTCTTTTTTAATTGTGATTGACCCATCCTCTTGAGGCATAGCTGCCACTCCCAGACGTTGTAACATAGGGGTAACCCTCTTTGTTAATGCTTCGAGTAATTTAGGGTTATTCCTAGCACGGGTTAAACTAATTAATGCTTTCTTAACAGGACTGTTATTTGCTAAATAGTTTATTGCGGCCACGGATCCTACGATAGCCCCAGTAATTCCTGGGGCTGACATAGCCCCATAAGCGGCCCCACCTAGCATTGCAGCCTGTCCGGTACGCATAATACTGCCTCCCATTCTCTCACTTTGTGAACGTGTTAAGGATTCTTGTACAGGCTTCATAGCCTCCCTCAATCCGGATAACATTTGATATGTTGAGCCCATTATCTCTTTTGTATTCTTTTCTTGTGATGTTAATTTCAAGAATTTGTCCAAATCTAATTCCCCTTTTACATTTAGACTATCTTTCAGGTGCTTGTTAATAATGCCAGCCCGCATTGTGTTTAATTCTTTTCCCGTAAAGGGAGCAGCCATTCTCCCCACCTTTGTGGGAGAGGGTTCGGTAACAAGTTTACGAACAAAGGCATAAGCGTTCGCATTATCCACAACCGCGTTCTGAAATTGCTTCCCAGCTTGGTTAAACATCTCATGTTTTGAGGCGGTAAACGCATTTGCGGCATGGTAGCTGTCCACTAAAGCTGGATTTACTTTAGCAATGGAGTCATCTAAGTTGTTGTACACTCCCCTAAGAAACCCATGAACCGCTTGGTAGGCAGGTCTACTCAGTTCCTTCTTTCCTCCATATAAATATTCGCTAATTACCGATTTAGCTGATTTTAAATCTTCAAATGTAGGATTGTGCTTTGTACTCTTTATAAATAATTTGTTAATAGCATTGCCAAGTCCTGGATTCATTTGTGAAATCTCTGCCCCATGAGAATCAATCAATTCTACTGCCTTAACTTTCAGATCCTGAACTTTAGTTCCCCCTAGCACTATCTTCGATTGCACATCATTAATAGGTTTCCAAATATTCTTTTCGGCAGCCGTAATACGTGCCGTAGCGGATTTTATTGATTGCTGTGCAGCAACTTCTAGATTTTTTGTACCACTCTGGGTTTTATGAACTGTATTTGCGGACAATGACTTAACAAACTTACCCACTGCTGGGATGAATGTCGTACGTTGCTGTAGCCGAGTGGCCTCCCCCCCAATTAGAGGAATGGAATCAAACACCATGTCCACTGCTTTTCCACTCTTCTTAACATCACGGTTTAATACTTTAGCCCCGAAAGCTCTATTCTGGGCGGAAGCCATATTGGCTGTTCGTTGGCCGTATGTAGATAAGGCAGCTCCACCCATACCAAGTAACGGTGCAATTGGATTGGTTGCATATTCTTTAGCACGGTCCATGTTCAATAGACCCTCTTGTCCTGGTTCATATTGCATGGCTCCATAGGCTCCAGCTCCCGCTGATCCTGTTAAACCCGCTGTAGCGTACTTACCAAGCGTTTGTAGGCCTCTTGGCAGCATACTACCCACTGCCCCAGGGGCCTTAGCTAATTGCCCAAATAGGCCCCCTAACGGAGCTGAGCCGAGGAGTTCTCCGCCAATCCTAGGAGCCAGTAAAGAAGGACTCTCTGCAACATTTTTTTGGTAGATATCTTGCTGTTCTTGTAGATAGGGATCGGCTTTATTTTTCAAGGCTTTATAGGGAGCCTTAGTCATAGGACTAACTATACCAGCTCCCTTTCCTCCAATATTAGCTAATGTGGCTCCGAAGGATAATACCCCACTGTATGCTGCTTGAGCAGCCTTCTTAAAATAATCTGACTGTTCGGCAGAACCTCGTTGAACAGCCTGTAAATTAGAGGACATTTGTTGGGGGTCTACCTCCGAAGTCGCTCCCGAAGATCCTCCGAAGAAGCTTCCTGGCTCCGGTAGGCTGCTAGGTGCAGGAGATCCCTGCTCCGTGGCAGGAGCATCATCAAAGAATTTATCTGGGGAAGGTAGTGCCATATTATTCTCCAAATATCAATTTAGCTTCAAATTGTCTACGCTTCACAAGGCCAGGAAGAACTTTTCCACTTGCTTTTGTACGACCTAGAAGATACTGTTTCGCTTGACCCATATCACCTTGTTTCATTAATTTAAGTAGATTCTTAGCTTTACCAGGCCCTAAATTATAACTGAATGATAATATACCATTCCATTGATCATCACTTAAATTATCGGGCGCATATTTTTGAAGAATATTTCTATCTTTGTTAATATGAGCTTCCATTAATTTTGTAGCTTGTTCTGGGGATATAGACCCATTAGGTCCAGGGGCCTTTGTGCCATACCCATAACTGTATTGTTTATGGTCCCAGTAGGGCTTTTCTGAGAAACTCTCAAATTGTTTTACAATATCGGACGGAAGTTGTGTACTCTTGTTAGCATATAATTGGGCATTAGATTGAACATGTGCCCAATCGCCCAATTCGCCAAATCCTTTCCAGTTTCCTCCAGAAGATAGTTCTGGGTATTTTTGTACCTCACTCATTAAATCATTCCTGAATGCTTTTATCTTATCTAGATGTTTTTCATCCCAGCCATACCGTTTGTCGATAATGTCAATTGCATTTCCAGACAGATGCTTGCTGTTCATTGTCTTTGAATAACCTTGGGCAACTTTTCCAGCTTGCTCTTGCTGTGTTCGGTTCGCTTCGGCGATTGTTGGCTGCCAGCCTTTTGCTCTTAAACCTTTCATAATTTCAGGAGCATATTTCTCAATATATGGATTCATATTACTGTAGTCTGCATTAGGAGACGTGTAATTCATTAATCCTGGTGTGATAGCAGGTTCAACGTAACTTTGGGACTTTGGGATCTGATCTTGTGCTGCCCCCATATTTGGTATAGAGGGCATTTGACTCATGCCTCCCCCACCTGGAATTTGAGGAATGCTGGATTCCCCTCCCATCGGGGTCATTTGGGGGGCGTCAAAACTTGCCTGTCCTTTTGCTTCGGTAAGGCCCATCCCTTTTCCAAGGAGCTTTGTGGCTTTTAGGAAATCAAAGCGAATGGGATCTGGCAAATTCTCATACAATTTATTATAATAAGAATTATCTTTCATTAATTGTTTATGAGTGTTTGATTGTAATAATTCATTCATTTGGCTTGTTATGGAGCCTAGGCTTTGAGGCCTCCATCCTAATGCAGGTCCCCCTGGGACACTACGAGGGTTCATGCCTTCTGGAATCTGTACAGGCCCTTGCTGCCCCATAGGCCCGCCTTGAGGCATAGGGGGAGCCATTTTCGGAGGAGTGGGGACTGAACTCTGCCCCATATTAGGAGCAATGTTTGGATACTGACTTTGCGGACCGCCCCCTGCCCCTCCTTGTCGTCCCATATCAGGAGCAATTCTTCCCCCCATGGCTGGATTAGCCCCGCCTTGTGGGATTTGTAATCCTGCTGATCTAGGTTGACTAAGAGCACTTAATATTCCATTTCCTCCTCCGCCACCGCCTCCGGCTGATGGTCTCCATCCTGAACTTCCTCCGGCTCCGCCTTTAGAGCCTCCGCCTCCTCCACTACTCTGACCACCCATTATCTACCCCCTTGCATCTGTTGTAATCTTTGCATAACTTCTTCTCGTGTTCGGCCAGGATTGGCTCGTAACACACTCTGGACATATTCTTCCGACGCCCCACCTACTTGAGGGGGCGAGCCTTGTTGGGAGGGAGTTGTATCAACACCTTGAGATAGTGCTTCTTTTGATAAGCCCATATCGGCGGTGTACCTTGATTTAATAGAGTTTACCGCACCTTTAAATTCAGACTGGGACATGTCCCCACTTAAGAAGAATCTTCGTAATTCGGCCAACTCTTTAAGGGCAGCTTGGGCACCGGTTATGTGCTTTCTGTAACGCTGGAAGAATTGTTCTGTTTGATTTAGGAATTCTGTGCCCTTAGCTAAATACTCTCCCCTTTCTTTCTTATCCATTCCAGTAAATATATCAGCAGCTTTTTCAGCTACGCCTCCAACTACAGGATACCCCTGAAGCCGTTCGGATTTCTTGGAGACCCACAAATCCTGAGCCCCTTTTGTGGTGAGATAAGTTTGATCAAATGTCTTTTCAATATCTCCTAAGGATGTATAATCTTTTTGCATCTGTAGGAGATCTTTTTGTTGATCTGTCTTGGTAGTGGGAGTAAGCCCTTGTGATTCATATATTAAATTCACTGTAGTTTCATCATATATTTTTCGACTCCCTCCTGAGCTCTCTCCTCCCATAATCTTCTGATAGCCTGCCGCTTTACCACTCATCGCTGCAAGGGATTTAGCGGTCATTACCACTTGATTGTGGTCCATCTCAACGAATTTCTTACCCTGGTCTTCGTCAATTAATCCAGCCTTTACCAGGCCATTAATTGTCCCTACTTTATTGTCATTCCAAGTTTTAGGGTCCATTTGTGCAATAGTGAAAGATGCCACTTGTGTGGCTTGTAATTGCTGGGCAGAACTTTCTTTAGCCATGTCCATGGAATGTTTATTGAGTTGCAATTCAAATAACTGTTTCGCCCTTTCACTTTGTTCTTTTCGTTCCGCCATAGCGGCCTGCATTTGCTGCTGCTTTAAGCCAAAGTCCCTATCTTTGTTAGACTGCTCTTGAGCAGCGGCTTTCTGTCCTTGCTGTTGACTCATAAAGTCTTGGAAAGTTTTAGCACTCATCTGTTGATTGAATTGCTGTTGCTGCATATTCTGTCCACGAGCTTTTAAATAAGCATTTGCAGGGGACTCTAATCCCAGGTTACCTACACGTGTTCCCGCTAATGATGCTAAACCTGCAAAATTTCCAGGGCTAACTCCCACCTGTCCCATATTAATTGACATTATACAAATCCTCCAATTAAGCTACCCGCTTGGCCAAGCATTTGCCCGGCTCCTCCTTTATCTCCACCTCCGCCTCCGGCAGAGTTTGCAGATTGGGAAGCGGCATTAGCAGCGGCAATCTGCGCCTGAATAGCAGCGGATTGCATTATGTTACTGCTCTGCGCGGCCCCAGTATTAAGTAAACTACTAGCCCCAAAGACTCCTTGACTGCCAAATAAATTAGCAATATTCGAGCCCGTTTGACCGGTCATGTTAGCTAAGCTGGTTCCAGTTTGCAGTCCCGCTCCGCCCAATAATTGACCTAAAGTCATATCATTTGCTGACATCTGTCCTGCAGCTTGTGCTCCAGCTCCTGCTACACCTTGTATTCTATTAGTCCAATCTGAGAAGAGCCCCATATTTTGGGCTAGATTGCGTTGATAATTTTGATCTGCCAGTCCCTGGGAGAACTGTTCAATGTCCCTCATTCCCCTTCCAGACTCTAATAAGCCTCTCTTAGATTGGTCGAATTGTAATTGTCGTAAGCCTTCATCTTGCGCAAATTGATAGCCTGGATCAAAACGGAATCGTTCTGTAGGATCTAAACTAGCATCTAAGACGCCAGGATCATTCCCGAAGGCTAGCCTGTATGGAGCTGTATCAAAGAATTGTTCGAGGACGGATTCGGGGGTAGCCCGTATAATTGGAGCGGGAGGGGCATACTGATTAATATCTAATTTGAATAAGAAATCATTAAAGTCTTGTAGACCTGGATTAGCCTGAGCTTGAGCAAGCGTAAACCACAAATTAGGATTATTGAAGTCTTCTAATTGCGCTCGCAGACTTACTTCTTCATTATGTAACGCCGTATTTGTGGGGTCGGCTGCCATCTGCCTAAGAATTTCATTTCTTCGTTGTTGAAGAGGCGCTGCATATTGTTGATTGAAGAATTTGCCATGGGGGAGCCCTAATGAGCCCACCATTTTTTCGATTTGCTCAAATGGGACATCTTCGAACCCTAGAAGTTTGTCTTGTGGGTTGAGTCCTAGTAGAGGGTCAAATCCTCCGCCTTGTCCCGTGAACCCACCAGTGTAAGCATTTCGGACTAAGTTGCCGGTTGTATCAAAAAACCCTGGTAGATTATTCGCTAGCTCCTCAAAGGTCCCTAAACGAAATTGAGATCCTGTGTTTCCAGATCCTTGCTCATTCCAGTTAAATACCGGGTCCGTGCCGTAGTTGGCGCGCATAAAGCCCGTTAAGGACTGCCTAACAGCGTCTTGCCATGTGTCGGCAGTGATAGGAGCTCCCGCTCTGTATTCGTCTTTGATCGATAAAAATGAGTCTAATTGATTCGCTAAGGGATCGGCTTGCCCGAGTATTCCGAGGCCCATGTCCCCCCACGACCATTGATTAGGGGCAACTTGTGGTACATCCCCATGTGTCATGAAAGACTGAGTAGCTGGGTCAAAATATAAAGGAGAATCTGGAACTTGAATCCAACTAGACGGTACCGGTGCTTGATTATTCATTCATTAACTCCTTTGGTACGTAGCTGTCGGTACAGCCCCTTGTGTGGATACGCCACCTCGTATTGCATTCAAAATAGATTGCATATTTGCCGGTACCCTATTATTCTGGGTTTGGTTGTAGAATGGCATAGCATTCCCTAGATATTGATTAAAGCTTTGGGCGTATAAATCATTACTAAATCGTCCTAAGTCATTAGCAATATTACCTAATATTGACGGAATACCTCGTTGTTCTCCTGTTAATCCTCCCTCTTCATCAATCTGTCCACCTAAGGTTTTCAATTCTGGATTTGTAAAATCAGTTCTAAATCGATCCTGCGCTCCCGTTATTCCCATTTGTTCTAGGGCTCGCATAATCCCCATTGGATTTCCCCCTGATTGAATGCTGCTCATAAGATTCATCTTATCCTGTCCGGATATTTTATTCCCTAACGAATCCATCATGGACATTCCTTGGTTTGTCAACGCCTGCCTGGCAGCCTCTTGTTTGGCTTTCATTTCACCCGCAGCCGCAACCGCGGAGCTGCCCGCGGCAAAGCGAGGCAGTCCTAATATATCTTGATACGTGTCTAACGCCCCATATCCCGCTTCTGCAAAGGGTTTTAGCTTAGCTTGAGCAAGGCCATGTCCCTTTTCAAAATCAATTCTCGCTCTACCTTCTGCTTCCATAACATCTTTACGAGATTGTGTATAAAAATTCTTCAGTGCCTCGATTGCGAATTGGGTTCCCCGTTCTGAATATGGGATCGCTTGTTCTAATGCTCTATCTAACACTTCATTTGCGGAGCTTGCAAACGCGGTTGAATCAAATTCAATCATCGCAGCTTCCCCCTCACCTCCTCCACCTCCAGAAGAACTGAGAAGTGATCCCCCTAATGCCGCTGCTCCACCTATCGCTGCTCCACCCATTATTCCTTCTCCGCGTAAATTAACATATCCCCATCCTTATATCCATTCGGAATTCTCCCCACAAAATCCCAATCAAATGCTTTCATTAATCTCAAAACCTTTTCTTTTTTGCTCGAAAACATAGTCATTAATTTAACATTATTCTGAGCCTTAATGAGCTCCATAGCTGCCTTTACAAGCCGTGACGATTCGTCACGGTACGGAGAATACACGCCTCCATGCCAGGCCCACACATTTTCTGTCTCAATTTGACAGATAATCAATCCTTTATATACACCATCTTCGGCACCAAGATACCACCTGGAAGAAATTAAATTCGGAACCCATCCGTCAAGAGTGTCAATGGTGAGAATATCCTTATATATCTCCTCTTCTTGCAATGCCCCATATAATACTTGAAGATCTGTTATCGGTTCAACTGTTATCATTACAATGCCCTTAATACTTGGTAATATAATTCATGATCACTACTAGGATCGCCACTGAATGTCACTGTTATTGTGTCCGCACTTGTTGCACTTGTTAATATTGTACGAGGGGTAGACCCTCGAACTTTTAATTCAACAAACACTAAATCCGTTGACAGCACTCCAGTTACTGTAATATCCTCTGCTGCCGCTCCGCCTACAGTGGTATGCTCTCCGGCGAATACAATGACATGACTCACTGCCTCGCCATTTACCGTCAAGGAATCTACTTCTGTTGCATCGGATGTTAATGTGCCTACAGTTGCATTGCCTGTATTCAGTGTGCCCGTAGTGACAAAATTGTCCGTTGCATTTGTCCAATCAATGTGCTCATTAGCCACATAATTAGCTAAGGCATCATGATCGATGTTTGATTCAGTAACAGTTAGGGTAATATTCCCACTTACCCCATTCCCATTTGTAACCATTAATCGGTTATTAGCAGAAGACACACTTCTGGAAACAAAGTCAGATCCTGTATATACAATAAACCCAGCAACACTAGGAATAATTACAGTCTCTGATGCAAATAATCGGAAATATCTGTGCCAGACATTTGCCATAGTGCCATTGGGGTTTACAACTGGGGTTGTGATTGACGGGAGCTTAGAGGCAATTACGTCAGCCATTAGATGTAACTTCCTATTGTACCCTTAACTACTGCGCTAATTATAGCACATGAAACGGGATCTGACAAGCGAAATCTGAATGCCCAATGATCCGACTGCCCTAGATTGTAAATTCGGGCCTTATTGGCATATTTCCCTAAAGCCCCTAATTCAATCCATGTTTCATCATTCCATGTTAAACCTCCATCCTTGGAGGTTTGTAACATAAGACGGGGATTACTTCCTTGACCTGTCGTAGCCCCGAATCCTGCATTAATGTCCAATTCCAGGACATTTACTGACACCGGCTTTAATTCCTGCACAAAGTCGATTGTCGTTCGCTCGCGAATAATTGGTAAATCATCTTCTGTGTATGTATCATAATCCTCTACGAATATCTTTCCTAAGTAGCGGTCCCCAAATAAATTCAATCCATGCCAATTTGTATAGCAGCTTCCCCTAAACATTCCGTTATCTCTGCTGCCGTCATTATTCATAAAAGGCTTTAAGCTCTTTCGTTCATGGAATTCGTTGTTCACTTGTTGATATACAAATGTTGTATCCGCAGATGGGATATGTAAGAAATACATTAAATGTCCATCTTTAGTATATTGGGTGTAGGCCGTGGCATCTTCTAAGTGGGTGAACTTCCCAATGTCCCATGCCAATGTATTGGGGGAGAGCTGCTGTATCTGGAAATCATTACTTATCTGAAAAATGGCCGGTTGGCCTGATTCACTTGTTCCCAGAAAGATAATACCGTTAACATATGATGCAACAGAATGGGGAGAGATTATTCCATATTTTAGAGATGTTCCCTCACGTGACACAAATGGTGTAGTGCCATCATTTAAATATATTTGAATCGTTTGAGAGCCAAAGCAATATAAATCATCTCGAAAAGCTACAACCCGCAAGACGGGATCGGCTCTATAGGTTGGTGTGAACACATCTGCACCAGACCATGAATCAGTATCATTAACAACTGAAAAATGGACACGCCCGATATCTGCTGAGGTATTTGGGAAATCCACATCCGATATCGCTGCTAAAGTATTTGTACTTAGATCGAAAATATTGCCAATTAAATTACCATTATTAGTAACAATCGTAAACCCGTTTAAATACTCTGCTGCACTTCCCCCATCAAATATCCCCAATTGATTGTTTGTGTTTACGGTGAAATACACTGGCAGTGTACTACCAACTGCATTAGGTAACGTGCCCCTATTTGTATAGGACTTATCCGCAAAGATCTCATACAAATCATC